AAGATGCCACACATCCGCATTGAGAATCCAATGGGTTCTTACCCAGAGTTTGATCGTTTTGGTCGCTGCGTATCCTTTACCAAGAAGTACATTAAGACTATTCGTGAATTAGTTGTTGACTTTCCTGAATACGAAAGCGTAATTGTTGGAAGTCTTGGTCGTGACATGACTGACTATGACACCAATATGGAACTAATGCGTTATGAAGATGCTGATCAGGTAGTTCTGTTCTTACCTCAGCGTGGTAACTTGGTTCTTCGCAAAGCTAAGAATCCAATTGGAATGCTTTCTGTTATTGTTGCTCGTCGTCCAGGGCTTGACCTAGATGACCCACGCGGTCAATTTGATGACGTACTTTGGGCACAGATTGCTCGTGCTCGTTTTAGCATGTTGGCTATGGAAGCTGCAGAAAAATCTGTACAAGCTCCATTGGTTTTACCTAATGACGTATCTGAATTTGCATTTGGTCCTGACTCAGTTATCCGCACAAACAATCCCGCTGGTGTACGTCGCGTAGCCCTTGAGTTGCCTACTGGTGCATTTACCGAACAACAACTTCTTGAGCAAGAAATGCGTATGGGTGCTCGTTACCCAGAAGGAAGATCAGGTAACATTGATGCGTCTATTATTACAGGTTCTGGAGTTCAAGCACTTCTTGGTGGCTTTGATTCGCAGATAAAAGCTGGTCAGCAGATTCTTGCTGAGACATTCCAAAAGGTTATGGAACTTTGTTTCCACATTGATCAGACTTTATTTGACGAAGATAAAAGAATGGCTGGCATTTATCAAGGTGCGCCATACGAAATTAGCTACAAGCCATCTAAAGACATTAAGAGCGACTACAGCATTCAGGTTCGCTATGGCGTTATGGCTGGACTTGACCCATCACGTGCACTTATCTTCTCGCTACAGGCGTTGCAAGCTGGATTGTTATCTCGTGAGTTTGTAATGAGCGAGCTACCTTGGAGCATGAATGTTGGTCTTGAAAAAGATCGCATTGACATTGAACGAATGCGAGATGCTCTTTCTGGTTCTATTGGAGCATTAACTCAAGCTATTCCACAGATGGCTGCTCAAGGAGCAGATCCTTCAGAAATCATTGAAAAGATTGCTAATGTAATTGATATGAAAAAGAAGGGCACTTCTATTGAAGATGCCGTTATGGAAATTTTTAAGAAAGAAGAAGGCGAAGTAGAAGAAGCTCCAGGTCAACCTGAACAACCTGAAGTTCCTGAAGGAATGCAACAAGGTGCTCCAGCACCTGCAGCAGAACAGCCAGCAGGTCAGCCAGCAGGACCACCACCAGACGTTGCTAGTATTTTAGCTCGTCTGCGTGGCGGAGCATGACGGACGAAGAACGATTAGCTTTATTTAGAAGCAAATTAAAAGATCTACTTGATGAGTACGGACATACGTTCCATAAAGATGGCGCGTTCTGTACTACCTATTTTGTTACCGCAGAGTTTTTTGATGGTGACGGTCAGTACTGGGCAAGCACAATATTTGATGATAAGTCACCAATATGGCATGTAACTGGATTAATCCAACATGCATTAGAAAATGACTTTATTGACGAAGAAGAAGAAGAGGATTAGTTATGGCACAGCAAGGTGGTAAGCGACCAGTTCGTACCAATAGTCAAGCTAAACCAGTTTCTGGACCAGGTGCTTTGTCACAGCGTACCGATATGATGACTGCAAGTGATCCAAATGTCTATGGAGATCGCAAAGCCACTGAAGAGTTAATGTCTGGTGCTCCTATGGCTAGACAACAACAGGTATCTAAGCCAAGCATTACTGATCTTTTTGCTCCAACTCAACGCCCTAACGAACCAGTTACTTCTGGTAATCCACTAGGCGAAGGTCCAGGACCAGAAGCTCTTAATCTTCCTGCTCGCACATTTAACCCAACACAAATTCTTTCACGTCTAGCAGAGTCAGATCCTTCTGGTGAAATTGACATGATCTTACAAGAACTAAACAGTAAAGGTATTGTTTAGTGACAGTTCAACCAATGGGTGGGATGCCTGAAGAAATTCCAGGTTCACTTCCATCAATGACTCCTTTGCCACAAATGCAAAGTATTTTTGATAAAACACAAAGCGATCCATCTTCTGCTGCTGTTCGTAAATTAGATGCAACTGTTGCACGTGTATCTCCTGCTCTTTATGCTGCAGGGTCACGATCTGCATTAACTCGTGAAGAAAAAAACTTAATTGAAAACTGGGCTAAAGTTTGTGATACCCATAAGCAATTAATGAAAATGGATAACAAGCAAGCTGGTGAATCTTACAATAAGTTAGAGCCAGGCTTTCAAGAAGTTTTAAAAACATATTACAAAACAGACTATGCAAATAAGTCTGAAGGTGGCGAATTAATTCAAAACGAAGATGTTCGCAAAGCTCTTGGTATTCAAGATACTGATGGCACGATTAGTCCAATGGATATTATTAAAAGTCCATTTAAGTTTTTAATGGGTGCTGCTACTCAGTACGGTAAGTTTTTTAATACTCCTGGTGCAATGTTACAAAACTCTGTTGTTAACAAAGAATCTTTCTGGAGTCGCAGTAACGGTGAAGTTGCTTTTGATGGTAAGTATCTTTATGACAATGCATTAGCTGATGAATTAATTAACAAGTATGGTGCTGCTGAAAGCTTTGTAGCTATGCATGTACTTGCTGGTGATACACCTGGAGAAATTATTGACTCTTGGGGTCCTAATGATCCAGCTATTCTTGGCGCAATTAACGCAATGTTTAATGAAGAAGAATCATTTGGATTTATGCTAGGTGAGTTTTCACGAGCACAACTATCCCCTGGTCGCATTGCAGGTCGTTGGGTTAACAAACAACTTAACATTGATACAAATAAAAATGCTGGTTTATTTAATTTTACTACTGGTGCCATTGATGCAGCATATCAAATTTTTGCAGATCCATTAACGTATTTAACATTTGGTGCATCAGCAGTTATTAAAGGTGCAAGCAAAGCAGAAAAGTTAGCATCTGTTATTAAGTCTGGTGAAGACGTACCAGCATTTCTTGCTAACCCTGCTGTTGCAGAACTTTATGGTGGCTACGCAACACGCATTGGTGAACTTGGTGAAGCATTAGCTATTAAAGCAACTACTTCAGAAGAGAGTGCTTTAAAAGCAGCTAAAGTAGCTGAAGCAAGAAGAGTAATTAATACAGATTATCCTAACCTTGCTGATCCTAAAGATGTAGAAGTTTGGCTTCAATATGGTGTTCGAGATCTAGATTCTTTTCAAAATTTATTTTTAGATGAAGGTGCAAAAGAATACACACGTTTAATTCGTGGTAGAGATATGGGCATGAGTTATGCTCGTGATGGTGCAGCATACGCAAAGCGTTCACGTGGAGCAACACTTAAAGCTAAAGAAATTTTGCGAAATACTTTTCTTGGTAAAAGAGTAGATGAAGCAGATACCGTAACTGAATACGCTAATATTCGTGCTAAATTATTTGAAGACGAACCATTAGATATTGATATTGCTATTAATGAAAAGCAAAATAGATTACAAAGATTTATTGAACGTCAAACTAGATTGCATCCTGGTCGTGCTGTTGTATTTCACGATGATGCAAACTACATGAAAAGTATAGACGTTTTTCAAAAGCAAGCATTTTTGGCTTTTGGTCGTCAAGATTTAGCAGAACTTGTTACTGCTGATTTTATTGCTGGCACTCAAGCTGATCGTTTTGCTTTGCACCGTTCTGTGTTTGAATTAATTATGCGTAAAGAAGGTATTCATGGAATGCCTGGTGGTCAGAAATTTATTGATGAAGCACTTGAAAAACATTTTGGTACAAAAAATACTTGGACAACATCAGACGAAGTTATGGTTCCAAGGAATGCAGGACTATCTGGTGATCGTCCAGCTAACGTAAATGTATCTGGTCCACTTCATGCTTCACAATTTCAAAACTTTGTTGCATCTCCTGACTGGAGAGCAATATCAGAGTTTGTTGCAGATCGTTCTTTAAGAAAATCTGAAGATCAAAAAGTTATTGAGTACATTCCACAGTTAATTGGTGGAGCTTACAATCACCGCGTAACTGGAATTGCTACTGATCTTTGGACAACTCTTACTCTTATTCCTCAGTTGGGTATTCGTACTGCAATTGATGAAGGCTTTATGTTCCTAATGTATGCAAATCGTAGCATGCTAAGAAAAGGAAGAGTTGCAAAAGAATACCAGCGCATTTTTAATGCTGCTATTGGTATGGATAATCTAGCTGGTGTTGGTCCTGTTAAAAGCGGAATTGAAGGACTCAGAACAAGAATTTCTGGAAAGCCAGTTGGTGCAGCACGATCTATTGATAGTGCACAGCGTGCAACTATTCGTAAAGATGTACTTGAACAAAATAAAAATCTTCCAGTTTGGCAGCAAGAAGAAATTATTAGAGAAAAAATTCTTGATGCTGCAATCTTTATGCACGGTACAAAGCTAAGTCCAGAACAAGCTAAATGGTTTAAAGAACTAGTAATGGATAACCCAAAGGTTCTTCATAGTATTTCAAGTAAGCAAGTTACTGATGCAATGCAAGGTAAGACAGCAGTAATGGAATTTGCTGACATGTTAACTGATAGCCAATTAGATATGGCTATGAGTAGCCTTGGTCTTGTAGCACAAGGTGCTATTAAATCTTTTCAAGTTACTTCAATGAAAGAATCTCATCGCGACATTGCTATGTTCCGTAACTTTACTCGTATCTTTAACGATAAAGGATTTGAAGTACGCAACGGTAAAGATGTAAGTCGTTTTAGCTTTGCTTCTATTTTCCTTAAGCATGATGGTATTGCCACTCCACAAGACTGGGCAAAAGCTACTGATGAATTAATGGCTAACTTTGGTTTTGTAAGAAATACCGAAGGTGCTTGGGTTATTAAAGTTGGAAAACAAAAAGAAGTAGAAAAAATAATTAATAGCACTCGTTTCTTTGATGACTGGAAAGATCTTGCAAATCCAGCTGACAAGATGCAGGAATTTATTCGTGCTGGTTTATCTGATACTTACACAACATTTCACGGTGCAGCAGATACTTTTAATCCAAAATTAATTAAGTTCTTTGATGATTACCGTAGTGGCAAAGTTATTGACCATCGTAGGTTAATGGATAACATTGACTTTGAAACTTACGTTGATGCTACAACTGGATTTAAAGTTAAAGGTCACGTTATGACCGATATTAAATTTGATGGCGTAGCTACTGATTTAAGAACAGCAATTCAAAACTTTGGTTCAGACCAAGCATTTGATTTAATGGCTCGTCAAACAGACGCTATTACCCGTATGCCAGTTACTCACATGCATTACATTGCATTCCGTGAGCAGTATAAAGTTGGCGAAACGGCTATGGCTAGACAGCTTGCAGGTACTCGTATTAAAGAACTTGAAGCTGGCGGTTCAATCCTTAACGAAAAAGCAATACTTAAAATTGAACAAGATGCAATAGAACAAGCAGGTAAGTTCTTTGCCAATAAAGCAATTAATGATGCTGCACAACACGTATTAAAGTTTTCTGATAACCCTGCACAGCAAACTGTATTTGCATATAACATGCGTACCGTAGGACGCTTCTATCGTGCAGTTGAAGACTTCCATCGTCGTATGTATCGTCTTGTTAAAGACCATCCACTTGAAACAATTTATCGTTTGCGATTAATGAATCAAGGTCTTGATGCAGTAGGCGATATTCATACAGATCAAGATGGTAATAAGTACGCAATTCTTCCTATGGATGATGTTATTTACAGTGCAGTGGATACCACCATTCGTGCACTAACTGGTGGAGAAGAAAGCATTAGGCAACCACTGTTTAATGACATTACCTTTAACTTAACTGCTGGTAATCCCTCATTCCAAACTGATGCTGGTATGCCGTATCTTTCAGGTCCAATGGGATCGCTATCCGTTGCTGCAGTCAAGGGAATGCTTGGTGTATTTAATCCAACTAAAAATCTTGCAGAAGATGTAGACAACCTTTTCCTTGGAGACCTTGGAGATAACGTATCTGCAATTAAAGCTGTTCAACCAAAGCTTGTGCGAAATATTTTAGCCATGTTAAACCCTGATGAAAAGTCAACACAAGAAATTTCTGCAGTAACACAAGCAATTAGCTACAATCAAGCTAATGGTATTGCTATTAATCCAGAAGATCCTAAGTATTTATTGCCAGATGGCAGCATTGATCAAGCACTGCTTGCTAAAGATCAGACTGAATACTTAAAGAACTTGCGTGTTAGTGCACATAACATTATTGTTACTCGTGCATTGCTAGGTCTTATTCTTCCATTCTCTGTACAGACCAAGAGTACAAAAGATTTACCTGAATACTTGCTAGATAGTGGTATTACTTCTATGCAAGAAAGCTTTTATGAAGTTTTAGATCAAATTAAAAGCAAGTATCCAGACGCTACCGATCATTATGAAATGGCATTGGCTACATGGATGGGCGAAAACCCAGGCAAAATTGCTTATGTTGTATCTAAGAAGTCAAAAGAAATTCAACCTATTCTTAATTACTCAAAGCAGATGCAAAACTGGGCTATATCAAATCAATCTGCTATTGATGAGTATGGTGCTGGTGCTTTATTGTTTGCTCCTAGAGTTGGAGAGTTTAGTCCAGGCGTATGGCAGTGGGCTGCTTCTGCGGGTATTGCACAGAATACAGATATCGAAGCATATTATGGAAAAGTTAGTATGCAACAGTACATTAATGCATACTATTCTTTAGGAGACCAAGAGGCTTTAGAACTTAAAGCAGTTCCATTTAGCAACGTAGCATTACGTCGTGAAGTTATAGCAAAATACGATGAAGAAAAAAGAAAGATTAAGTTAGCTGTACCTGGTTTAGAAAATTACATTGCTACAGGTGCAGATAATACTGATGCTTTTGAATTTGTTAATAACGCTTATAACTATGTAACTTCTCCAAATGCTTCTGTACCAAGTAATGTAAAAGAAAACATAATACTTGCCTATAGTTTGTACACAGACTTTATTGCCAAGGCAAACTACATTAATTCTTTAGATGCTGGTAATGCTGCAGACTTAAAGAGAGCAGAAAAAGAAAAAACAGTTAATGCCATTAAGCAAATTATTGAAAATGATTCAACAAAAACTGTAGAACAATATTTTAACTACGGACTATCTAAACTAATTAACGCTAAGTCCAAGGATGCAAGTGCTGGACTAAGGAGAAATGAATAATGGCTATTACTACACCAACTCCTGGTGAGATTCTTAAGGACCAAGAAGTAGCAAAAACTGGTTTTATTACTGGTCGTACCGTAACTCCTGCCCAAGTATCAGCAGCAGAAAGAGCAAGAAAAAATTACGTTCCTGTATCAAGGAAAATTGCTGACTCATTAGAAAATAGACAAGCTAAAAGTTTTGCTCGTTTAGCTGAAGATACCTTTATTGAAGCTGATAGAAAATACAACGAAAACCCTACTACGCAAAATAAGGCTAAATGGGATTCTGCTTATGCAGACTTTGTTAAAGCAACAACTGAGTATAAAAATATAACTGATAGTACCTATCAGACTAATAGAGTTAAGCAAGAGTTTGTTGGAGATCTTCCAGCAGAACCTAAAGGATTTGATCCATTACGAGATCGTATGCCTGGTGGCGCACAGACTCCAGCTGATCGTGCAAAAATTGATGGTGCTCCAGATTATATTCCACCAAATACATTAGACAATAGCCGTTGGAAAACAGAGGGCTTTCTTCCCTTGGCTGATGACCCATATTCATTTTCTTACGCAAGTGGAACAAGTCAAACAGAACTTCCAGTTGCATTTATTGCAAATGAAAACGGATCTATTCTTCAAGACACAGATGGCAACCCAATTGATTTAGGTACGTCAGTTAATAAAATTATTAACGACTATGCTTCCTCTGGAAGAATGAATGAGTTAAGAGATTTGCTTATTCGCAGTAAAATAGCAGCAACTCCAGCTGAAGTAGCCGCTATAACTAATGCTAAAAATGCACAAAACTCTGCATCCTTTGGTCAAGATCCAAATACTCGTTTACTTGTTCAAAGAGCAGTTCAATTTTTAACAATGAGTAACATTGCCGCTGCTGGTGTTAAAAATAATAAGCCAAAGTTTGAATCTTTTGATCAGTATCTTAATGGATACAAAGGAGATTTAAATTACTTACTTGGAAAAGGTGGAAATGGTAGCGGTGGTGGTACACCAAGCAGAACTGTTTCACTTTCTCAAAGAGTTTATACCCCAGAAGATCTTGAATTAAATATTGATGCATTCTTTCAAGAGTTTACTGGTCAAGGTGCAAGCCAAGAAGATGTTGACTATCTTGTAAAGCGTCTTAACGCACAAGATCCACAAAAAACTGTAACTACTACTAGTGGTAATACATCTAAAAGCATTACAACTGGTGGAGTCTCTGGTATGGAGGAACAAAACATGATGCGAGAGATGGCTCTTAACGATCCAGCTGCAGAATCATACAACAAAGCAACTACTTACCTTGATTACTTCCGCAAAGCTTTAGCATCTCCGATTGACTTAGGCGCATAATGGCTGACAAAGATAAGATTAGTATTTTCCAGACAACAAGTACCAAGGTTGATGGCAAAACACAAAAGACTCAAACAGAACGTCCAGCTCCAGGTAAAGCTTGGGTTAAAGGAAAGGGAGCAGACAAAAACTTTTGGGTAAAACCAAAGTCTCCTACTGGTGATTTTACTTGGGATGATAATTCTGGCTGGCAAGATAGAGCAACTGCAACTGCAGAAAATGAATATGCTTTACCTCTTGCTCTTATTAACTCTGATCCTGAACTAGAGGCTTTATTTAATGAAGCTTGGATAGATCAAAAAGCTGGTAAAGAGTGGACACAAGAAAAGTTTAATGTAAGGCTTCAAGGAACTGGTTGGTTTAAAAACAAGTCTGAGCCACAAAGACTTTATTACACTTTAAAGAATGATCCAGCACAAGCAGCTGAATTTGCAAGGCAAGTAAATGCAAAGAAAAGCAGCATTGCTTCTCTTGCTAGAGCAAATGGTATTAGTTTATCTGATCAAGATCTAGATAAATTAGCTAATACTTCTTTAGAGTTTGGTTATGCCGAAGATGAATTAACTTCTGTTATGGCTGACTACATTGACTATAAAGAACAAGATCCTAAAGCATTGGTTGGTTCTCTTACTGGTAACGCTGGTCTTGCTGAAGATGGAATTCGTGATTGGGCTAAGCGCAACATGATTACTGTTTCAGATTCTTGGATTGTAGGACAAGTTCGTAATGCGGCTAAGTCTGGCTGGAGAATTGATGGAGCAAAAGACTCTATTAACAACATGGCTAAACAACAATTTTCCCATTGGGCAGATCAGTTGGATGCAGATACAACTCTTGATGATCTAGCTGGTGGCTTTAAGAATCTTATATCTGATGAATTTGATGAAGATGTAGATAGCATTACGTTTGATAATAAATTTTTAAAGAAAGCAATGATGGCTACTGACGATAAAGGTAAGCCAATTAATACTGAAACTTTACGTCGAGATCTATATCAAACAGATGAATGGTCGGATGTAATTAAAAATAAAAATAAACTTATTTCTACTGGTAGAGATATTTTAACTAGAATGGGATTCTAATATGTCTGGTTGGGATGATTTACGTCAATTATTTATTGACAGTGGTATGCCTGAATTAGCAGAAGTTATTAAGAATTCATTTCAGATAAACGTAGGCAATGATGCACTTATCTATGAAGACTTGCGTAAGTCAGAGCCTTATAAAAAAAGGTTTAAAGGTAACTTTGATCGTTTAGCTGCTGGCAAAAACTTTCTTTCCGAAGCAACATATCTTCAGCAAGAAAATGCATACGCTCAAACTCTTGCGGCTTATGGTGCAAGTAGTTTAGCTACTCGTAGTAACTACGAAAAGTTTATTGCTGGAGATGTATCCAGTGTTGAGTTAGCTAACCGTTTTGATACTGCATATACTCGTGTAACTAAGGCTGTTGACTCTGGCGATAAAGCACTTGTGGATGAACTTAAGCGCATGTACCCAGGTGTTACTGACAATGAATTAGCTACAAGTCTTTTGCTTGGTACAGAAGGATCTGAATTCCTTAAGACCAAGATTGATGTAGCAGAAATTAAAGCAGCTGAAACCGAAACTGGTATTCAATCTACCCTTGGTGCTAGTTTTCTTCAAAGCCAAGGACTTGATAGAAACAAAGCAAGAGTTGGTTTATCTAAAGTTGCAGAACAAAAGACTGGTTTGGAACAAGCGTCTCGTATGTTTGGTGAAACCAGTACAGAAGGTTTACAGAAAGAACTTGAGCAAGAGAATCTTCTTGGTCAAACCTCTAAGCGTACAAAGCGTCTAGCATCTCAAGCTCGTGCAGAGTTTGGTGGAACATCAGGCATTAAAACTGGATCATTGGGTCGCAAGGCTCAAGTATAAACTCTCGTTGGATACACCAGCCCCAACGACGTAACAGACTGGTAGTGGAAGCCAAGCTATATTCCCCGTATAGCTTTGTGGTCTGCGCTCAACTAATGAATAAGGGAGATAGTTACGATGAGTAACAACAATGAATGGTACGAAGACGACGACTTCTTGGAAGAAGATGATCAGACTGGTGGGTTACAGAACCTACGTAAAGCTGATCGCGCTAAGTCTAAGCGTATCAAGGAACTAGAAACTGAACTAGAAGGTTTACGTACCCTTCAGCGTCAGTCTGTCGTCAGTTCCGTTCTAAATGAAAGAGGAGTTAATCCTAAGATCGCTACATTTATTCCATCAGATGTTGCCAATGATCCAGAATCAATTGGTAAATGGTTGGATGAGTATGGAGAAGTCTTTGGTGTTCAGCCACAAGTCCAACAGTCTATGGTAGACCAAGAAAATCTATCTACACTGCGACAGATTGATGCTGTAACAGGCTCTGCTCTTTCTCCTGACGATGTTAATGACATTTTTTCACGTCTTAACAATGCTCAGAGTGCCGAAGAATTAATGGAAATGATTTACGGCGCAGATTCGTAATCAATCACACAACCCCTAAGGAATAATCATGGCTGTAACAGGCTTATCGGGTGGTACCGCTGCAACTAACGGCGGTCTCGGTGGTGGTGCTTACTCAAGCAACTCCAACGTAGGAACATTCACCCCATCTAACGGTGCTGGTCTAGTTCAGAAGGCGTATGATCGTCTTGTTGAATTTGAACTACGCTCCACCCCATTGCTACGTTCAGTAGCAGACAAGAAGCCAGCACGTCAGGCAATGCCAGGTTCATCTGTAGCTCTACAGATCTACAACGACATGGCAGTTGCTAAGAGCGTTCTGTCTGAAGAAGTAGATCCGTCTGCAGTTGCTCTTGCAACTCCAGATATTGTAACCATTACTCTAAACGAATATGGTAACGCTACTTTGGTTAGCAAGAAGCTTGGTCTACTATCACTAGCTGATGTAGATCCTGCTGTTGCTAACATCATTGCATTCAACATGGCTGATTCTATTGACGAACTAGCTCAGGATGCACTTCTAACTGGTACTAACGTACTATACGCAACTGGTGGAACAACCACTGCAACAACAACTTCAGGTATCACTTCAGATGACACACTATCTGCTGCTGATATCCGTTATGCTGTTGCTAAGTTGCGTAGCAACAAGGCTAATGGTCGTAAGGGATCACTATACTGGTGTGGTATTCACCCAGAAGTATCTCACGATCTTCGTGCCGAAACTGGTGCAGCATCGTGGCGTAACCCGCACGAGTACCAGAGCAATGATGCAATCTGGGCTGGCGAAATTGGTCAGTTTGAAGGTGCGTACTTCATTGAGTCCCCACGTCTACGTAAGGGTGCAGACGGTGCTTCAAGCATTCCTGTATACCGTACGTTCCTATGTGGACAGCAAGCACTTGCTGAGGCTGTTGCCGAAGAACCACACGTGGTTATCGGTCCAGTCGTAGATCGCTTAATGCGTCAGCGTCCAATCGGTTGGTACGGTGTTCTAGGACACGCTATCTACCGTAACGAAGCGTTGTACCGTATTGAGTCTGCTTCTAGCATTGCTTAGTTAGTGGCTAGCTTCACTCCCACCCACAAGGTGGGGGTGTTGCTAGGTACTGAAAGGATTTAAATGCCATACCTATTTGTACCACCAGTAGAGAACGAAGGACCTATGGGTGGAAACCACCTATTTGCTCGCTACACACGTAAGCAAGGTGTAACTGTCTACCGTCTTGATGGTGAGTTCTATGAAGATAGATTTCCAGCACAAGATGATCTTATTGATGCTGATTTAATTTATCTTGGAGGACATGAGTATGTCGTTACTGCTACTGAAAAAGCAGCTCTTGAATCAGTAGGTTATACGGTGATTACGACATGACACTGTTAGAATCTTTATCTGTTGTATCGTTATCTCTTGGCATTATTGCTATATTGGGTAAGTGGTTAATAGTTAATCCACTTAAGAACTTTATTAAAGAACAGACATATCCTATCCAGCCTTCGGCTAATGGTGGTCGTAGTCTTCCAGACATTGCTCGTACGGTGGACAGGATTGAAAAGCGTTTAGATGAACACATTACATTACATCTTAAGGATGAACTATGAGTGGTAAGTACAATATCGTAGCCGATCAAGGTGCTACTTTTAACCTTAACTTTACAGTTGCAACTGATGGTACTCCGTGGAATCTAACTGGTTACACTTTTGCTATGCAAGTTCGTCGCTCTTCTAATGATGCAAATACTTTACTTAATATTACTTCAGCTACTATGACTTCTGTTGGTTCTGTAGCTGTAACAGTTTCTGCTACAACAATGAATACTGTTCCTCCTGGTAGGTGGGTATATGACATTGAACTTACATCTTCTGGTGGACAAGTTACTCGCATACTTGAAGGTCGCTTTATTGTAAAAGCACAGGTGACACAGTAATGGCTACAACAGTTACCATTGAAGAAACAGTTATTGATGTTGTTATTGGTGAAAGCTCAACCATTGAAACACTTGTTACTATTAGTAATGATCAAGGTCCACAAGGAACTCAAGGTATTACAGGTCCAACTGGTGCACAGGGTATCCAAGGTATCCAAGGTATTACGGGTCCTACTGGTAGTACTGGTAGTACTGGTCCAACAGGACCAACTGGTTCAACAGGAGCGACAGGCTCTACTGGTCCCACAGGGGCTACGGGTAGTACGGGACCAACGGGACCTACGGGTGCGACAGGTCCTACGGGACCGCAAGGCATACA